CTTAAAAACAAAGTATTCAGCAAGTGAATCCGCAGAAGCATTTAAGTACATGGCTATGGCTGGCTGGAAAGCCGGGGAGATGGCAGATGGTATAGAGGGAGTAATGTACCTTGCAGGAGCTACAGGAGAAGACCTTGCTGGCACATCCGACATCGTAACAGACGCCCTTACAGCCTTCGGTATGCAGGCAAAGGACACAAATAAATTTGTTGATGTATTGGCGCAGACGGCGAACAAGTCAAATACAAGTGTGTCTATGCTGGGAGAATCATTTAAATATGTGGCTCCTGTAGCTGGAGCATTGAAGTTTAATGCTCAGGATGTATCTACTGCCCTTGGACTTATGGCGAATAGTGGTATAAAGGCATCATCTGCCGGTACAGCGTTAAGAAGTTTATTCACAAGGATGGCAAAGCCTACAAAAGAATCACAAACAGCTATGGACGCTCTTGGTATATCTCTAACAGACTCTAAGGGCAACATGAAGTCCCTTGATACAATTATGAGGGAGACAAGAAAGAGCTTTGCAGGGCTGACCGAATCGCAGAAGGCACAGTATGCTGCGGCTCTTGCAGGTAAAACCGGAATGAGTGGATTGCTTGCTATAGTTAACTCTGCTGATGGCGATTTTAATGAGCTTTCTACGGCTATCTACAACTCAGATGGTGCCTGTAAAAAAATGTATGATACGGCAAATAACAACTTATCGGGCCAGCTTACCATATTAAAGTCTACGGTTGAAGGTATTGGGATATCCTTTGGTGAGCGGTTACTGCCATATATTAAGCAAGGTACGGAGTTTATACAAAGATTGGCGGATAAATTTAACTCACTGACTAAAGCTCAGCAGGATACTATCATCAAAGTGGGGCTTATAGCCGCTGCAGTAGGTCCTGCTATCTTCCTTTTTGGTAGAACGGTCATGGTTGTTGGTAAGCTTGTTAAGACAGTTGGAATGGTTGGCAATGCGTTCAAAACAGCCAAAACAGTAATGGGCTTAGTTACAGCCCCTGCAAATGCTGTGGTACTAGGCTTGGCAGCGGTAGTAGTTGCCGGAGTTCTTATATATAAAAACTGGGATAAGATAAAGGCAGCAGCCGGCAGATTGTGGAACTTTGTTAAGAATATATTTCAAAGAATTGGAATCTCAGGAGACAGTCTTAAGAAAAAACTTGCACCTATAGGGCAGAAGTTCAGCGCAATAGGGGAGCATATACAAGGATTTTGGAAGGTTGTCAGTCCTTTGCTCAGCAAGATAGGTGAAGCTGTGCATGCTGTGTTTTCCGTCGCAATTGGCGCTGCTATAGGTTCTGCAATTGGATATTTTAACTCACTTTTTGATGGAATAACAACTATGATTAGCGGTCTACTAACCGCATTTGATGGGATTCTAACTTTTATAACAGGAGTATTCACAGGCAATTGGAGCAAGGCTTGGGAAGGTGTAAAAAACATCTTTGGCGGTATCTTTGAGGGACTAGGTGGAATGCTTAAAATGCCGATAAATGGCGTAATCTCTATGATAAATGGAGCAATTGCGGGCATAAACAGTATAAGTGTTGATATCCCTGACTGGGTACCCGGTATCGGTGGCGAAAAGTTCGGTATCAATATCCCTCAGTTGCCTATGCTTGCAAGAGGCACGGACAACTGGAAAGGTGGACTTGCTCAAATCTCTGAGAAAGGTGGAGAAATTGTTGACTTGCCTTCAGGGACAAGAGTATATCCGCACGATGAGACGGTGCGGAAAGCCTACGCAGACGGCGCCAAGAGAAACAGTGGTAAGTCGGTATATATCGCAAAGCTTGCAGATTCTATAGTTGTAAAAAGTGAAAGCGACATTGATAAGATAGCTGAAGCATTAGCTAAGAAGATATTTGAGACAAGCGACAATATGGGAGGGGAAGAGATTGGATATATTTATTAATTGGAATAATGAAAAAAACTCTATACTTCTCCCAGTGAATCCGGCCAGCTTTGAGATTGAAGGTGCACAGAACAACACCTCTGTATATATTCATAACAAGGGTGAAGTTAATCTTAAAGGCAAGAGAGGGCTCTATGCAATTACACTGGAGTCCTTTTTCCCTGCCACGGATTATGATTTCATAAATGGAGAATATCATCCACCTTATGAATACTACTGCAAGAAGTTAAAGAAACTGTATGAAAAAAATACTACAGTTCATTTAATCATTACGCAATCGGATATAAATATGTTCTGCACGATCGAATCATTTAAGTATGGCGAGGCAGAGAGGAACGGCGATGTTAAATACTCATTAGCTTTTAAAGAGTACAGAGAGACGGCAGCAAAAAAGAGAATAACCACCAAGACAAGAGAAGCAAATTACTCTTGGAAGAAAGGCGACACATGGAGCAAGGTTGTAAAGAAGTGCACCGGCACATCTGATGGATGGAAAAAAATCAGGAACAACAACAAGGCGGTTATCAAAAAGGCTATGAGGAAGAAGGCAAAAGTAAAAGAAGTGGTGGCTCTTATTGGATATGAGGTGGTGATTAGATAATGGCTATTAAGCTTTTATGGAATAAGAAGTGGCTTGATTACACAAGCGTAGAATGGTCAGGCTCGCACAATCAAAGTTCAAGGCAGATTACCTTTTCATTGCCAGCCAACCGTTATGATAAGGGCTTTAAGAATGTAAATATCAAACTTGGTGATATCGTAAGCCTGTATGATAGTAAGACAAGGCTTTTCTTAGGAGTTATAACAGCAAGGGAAAAGTCGGCAGAGATAGGTACAGAAAGCTACACCGCAAGAGACTTCTTACATTATCTGCTTAGATCTATGGGCATGTATAAATTTAAGAATAAGACTCCTGAGCAGATTGCGAAACAAATCTGTGGCAGCGTAGGCATTAAGATAGACAAGGTTGCTACTACAGGGGTAGTAATACCCAAGATGATATGTGAAGATATGAGCCTTTATGACATCATTGCCAAAGCGTACAGAAAGGCTTTCCTTAAGACAGGTAAGAGATATCTGCTATCTATGAATGCTGATAAGTTGGTTGTGTCCGAAAAAGGTCTAAAAAGCGGAATAACACTTGACCAGTCGCAGGATATAACAGGGGCGACCTATTCGGATACAACCGATAATATGGTTAACCTTGTTAAAATCTACAACGATAGTATGAAGCAGATAGGAGAGGTAAGACATAAAGATAATATAGATAAGTTCGGCATTTATCAATCCACTTATCAGAAGGAAGATGGAGTAAGTGCTAACACAGAGGCAGGCAAGATGCTTGTAGGTGTGACACGAGAGGCCTCAGTCTCAGCCTTAGGATATATTGGTGCAATATCAGGTAAAAGCATAGTGATAAAAGATGGTGCTACCGGATTAAAAGGGAAGTTCTATATTACCAATGACAGTCATAGATTTGAAAATGGAACCCACATGATGGACTTAGACCTTGCTTGGAAGTTAATTGATGAAGAAGATTCTGAAGACGCAGAAGAGAAGAAAGGAAAGAAGTCCAAAAAGAAAAAGGGCAGAAGAACAGCTAAGCAGAAGGTTACTCCTACATCTACCGTGTATTACCTCAAGTCCGGAAATGTGTATCATTCAAATTCATCTTGCAGTGTGCTCGAGGGGAATACTCCTAAAAAGACTATATTATCGGAATTATTGAAAGAGACACTTAAGAAAGGCAAGAATAAAGGCAAGTCAAAGTATAGAGCTTGCAAGATATGCTGCAAGACTGATTAAGGAGAGCCTATGAATGGATATGAAAAGCTAATAATGACCATAAGAAAAGAGGGGGCAAGGAACAATCCACCCTCTCTTTTTATTGGAGAAATGACATCAAAGAACGAATGTGCAATAGGTAGTTTGATTCTTGATAAAGAGGATTTGCTATTTGCTGAACACTTAACTAAACGAGTGGTAAGTGAGCTTGATATAAAGGCAGACGATAAAGGAGTAAGCAAGACAGGCATAAACGATAAATGTAAGTATATTGAGCCACTTAAAAAGGGCGACAAAGTACTACTTTACAAAGTTGGTGAAGAAAAATATGTAGTAATAGAAAGGGTGGTGAGTTTGTAGTGTTCCCTTTTGACATTGACATAGAGGACGAGGAAGAAGTTATTGAGGGAGAAAGCACCCTTAATACAGATTATGAGATAGATTTTAACACCGGGAGATTGACCGGGCGAATAATTACAGGATTGGCAGCAGTAGTCCAATGGGCAAGGCTTACCTTAGCGACTGAAAGGTACTTTTACAGTCAATATAGTTGGGACTATGGAAGCGAATTGCAGAACCTTATAGGGAAGAACCACTCAAAAGACTACATAGAAAGTGAAGTAAAAAGGATATTAAATGAAGCCTTGTTAATAAATGAGGCTATAAAGGGGATTGAGGATTTGAAATGTGATACTAACGGCGAAAAGCTCAAGACATCCTTTGGGCTGGAGACTATATACGGAAGAGGTGATATAGATGTATGAGGATAAGACCTACAATAATATTATGGCTGAAATGATGGCGGATTTCGGCGCAGATGTGCGAACAGATGAAGGCTCGCTTGCTTTCAACGCGTGTGCAAAAATTGCCGAAAAGCTGGAAGATGTCTATGGCGACATGGACGAGTTGGAGCGAAACATGTATCCGGATACTCAGGACCTGCCTCATCTGATAAGGAACGCAAAGGGTAAGATTGAGTATTTATATGCTTATCCTGCCGTGGTAAAGGGGGTATTTAAGCAGGATATCGAAATAGGAGAACAGTTTATCTGTGGCAATTATACCTATACTGTATCTGAAAAGATTGAGGAGCACACCTACAAGCTCACCTGTGATACGGATGGGGCTGAGGTGAACACCAATAAGGGCGAGCTTATCCCTGCTAACTACATTGATGACTACAAGGGTGGAGAGATTACTGAGATTATAATTCAAGGTGCAGATGATGAAGAGGAAGAAGTGTTTAGAAAGAGGCTCCTTGACACCTTTAAGAATATTCATTTTGGCGGGAATAAAGCAGATTACCGAAAGCTGCTAAACGAACGCAAGGAAGTTGGAGGTTGTAAGCCTAAGAGAAGAGCGGAGGGCAGTCCTTGGGTAGATATTGTAGTAATATCAAGTACCTTCAACACTCCGTATGCTGAGGTCATAAAAGATATTCAAGAGTATATAGATCCTGAGGCTACGCATGGCGAAGGCGATGGGATGGCTCCGTGCTGCCATTCTGTACAGATAAAAGGGGCTGAAAGCGTAAAAATCAACATATCAACCAAGATTGTATTTGAGGGTGGCTATTCTGCCGAAACCTCAAGAAGCCATATTGAGGAAGCCATTGAGAAGTATTTGAGTGAATTAAGAAAAGGCTGGGAGGCTAACGAGTTCAACGATATGACAGTAAGGCTTTCAAGGATTGAGGCTAATATCCTTAATATTCCGGGGATTCTTGACATTGAAAATACAACTCTAAACGGTGTGGCAGGCAACATAACTTTGACGTACGAAAAAATACCAGTAAAAGGTGAGGTGGTTATAAATGTTTAATGCTCCGGAGATAATCCTTGAAATTCCTGAGATATCAACCTTGTACAAGCGAAATGATAAGCAGTCAATGGAACTTGACGAGGCTTTAAATGCCTCCGATGATAATACAAGCTTTGACCAAATGAGGGAATCAGGGATAAAAAGGTGGGAAAAGATATTTAACATCATTCCCCTTGATGATGATACCCTCGAAGAAAGGCGGTTAAGGGTACACGCAAAAAGCCTTGAAAAGGCTCCGTATTCTCGCAGGATTGTCAAAAGAAGAATAAGCAACCTCTGTGAAGAGGGCTGTAGAGTGTCCTTTTCAGAGGATAGGCTATCTGTAGATGTAAAAATAGGACTTAAGTCGAGGAGGATGCAAAAGACGGTCGAGAGCTTTTTAGAGGATGCTTTGCCACTTAATATGACTTATGTGGTAAGCGTTCTTTTCAACCAGTATTTTAAGTTTGGCCATCTAAAATACGAGGATGTAAAGAGGTATAAATGCAGTGAATTAAGAGAAAGGATATTTGAATAATGAGGAGAAGCACAAATTTACAGTTGAAGCTTCCTGAAGGAGACGACTTTTTCAATATCGAGGACTTCAACGAAAACTCGGAGATAATTGATCGTAAGCTGACAGAGTTCAATAATAAGCTGCCTGAGTTAGCCGTAAACTCTGAACAGATAAAGGAAGAGCTTAAAACACAGGCAGAGCAGTTGTTGAATAAGCAGAAAGAAGATGTTGCCAAGCAGATGGCAGAGGTAAAAAAAGAGGTTGCAAAGGCTATTAAGGAGATATCCGACAGCAATGGAGCAAGCACAACTACATTCAATGCTGACGGCTCTATAATAACCGTTAACAGTTTGGAGACTATAACTACAACCTTTAATAAGGCTGATAAGTCAATCCTTGAAAAACACGATTACAAGAACGGCACTTCAAAGACCTTGAAAACGGTTTTTGAAGGTAAAAAAATAATAACTACGGAGGTAAATTAGTATGCAGATTGAAGCGATTCCTATGCTGATTAATAGTGACTTTATGGAGATACCCTTGGATAAAAGACTTGACCTTGCAGACTATAAGATGTACGGTGAGAAGTCACATGTGTTTCAAAATAAAGACAGGCTGCATAGCTTGTACGAGTGCGTGGGGTTATCTATGAATGATTTAACGATAAATAGCGAGACCTTGGAGTATTTTATAAAGGAAAATCAGATGGGACTAGCATTTGCAAGCATTTACGGTATTAAAAATGTTCAGACTTTAGCTGCTCTTACAGCGATGACTGCTGTGTTGGACTCTTCAACGGCAATGACGGCT